CTGTCGGTGACGCCGTGGTTATGCTCTGATGATCCGACCGCATGGGCATGGCCGGGGTCGGAAACGCCGTGGGCGTGTGCCCATGAGTTGCCCGTATAGCCACCATTTTTTTGTGTAGGGCCTCTAAATGTTATATTGCCGCTATCACCCCACCCGTTGTCTCTATACTCAGCCGGCTGGATAGAGGTGTGTGCATGGCTCGGCAAGGTATTTCCGTCCAGCGTCGTGCCTTGAATGCCGATTCCGGTACCTGCGGCTCCGGTCCAGATGGAAAGGGCTGCGTTTTGAACGGCAATCCCTGCATGAGCGCTTCGGGCGGCGACGCTGGGGGTGACTGTGGCCGCGCCGCCGGTCGTGCCGGGCTGGTAGGTTTTCCCCGCCCCGAGGATGAAGCGGTCGGTCAGGTCGGGAGTGCCGTCCTGTCCGTTACACAATGCCCAGCCCGCCGGAATCGTATCTGTGGAGCCGGACCACATCAAAATGACGCCGCTGGGAACAAGTTTGCCCATTACCGTGACAAGGGTTCCCTTGAGTTCCTGTACCATGCGCAGAAGTTGAGGAAGTGCCATCAGCGCACCTCCCGGCGGCCCGTCAGGCTAGGAACCGTCTCTCTCTCTCTCTCTCTCTCTCTCTCTCATGGTTTTACCTCGCTTCAGGCGGCGCCTGCAGGCGCAGCCTTTCAGAATCAAATGATGCTTCACAATGGTTCTTATCGCCAAACAACATGGCCAGCCCATCGATGGCACGCATGAGCCAAGGGTGCCCGTCTACCGCCATGCGGTAGGCCCGGCTGGACAGCGTTTCGTCCGGCCAGCCGCCGGTGAGCGTGTTGACGAGCTGGTCAACGGCGATGAGCAGGTTTTTCCCGTAGCTCATGCTTCCTTCTCGAAAGAAATGGTGATCGCGTTCAATTCCTCAGCGGTAGCGGCCACGTCGATAGCGTCTCTGAAAGCCCATTTGCGGGCATAGAGCGCGGAACCGTTCGCTATGATTTCCTGCTGCATGACGCGCAGGTCTTCCAGCGTAACCGTATGAATCTCGTTGTTGTAGTCGCAGAACTGCAGGCTCTCCGGGGCGCCTTCGGCCTCCATGAGCGTGACAAGCCCGGAGACATTACGGTTGGCGGCATCATTGGCGTCGATCTCGAACCCCAGCGAGCTGGTCAGGTGGGCCGTAGCTGTGGCCGCCGCAAAGGTTTTGGCCAGTTCTTCCCGTTTTCTGATTCGGGTTGCGTCGACGCTGTTGTACTCGGCAAGCCGGGCGGCTTCGGCTGCGGCGGCCTCTTCTTCAATCCGGGCCTTTTCCGCTTCCCAAAGTTCGACGAACGGGGCGACGTCTTCAGCATAATCTGCAGGGGTCAAGGGATGGTTGATATCGTCCGTCCATTCCATTTCGCCCGTGCCATTATGCCACTGGACGGCGTGCAGATTCTCAGGGACGGGGAAGTCGAATTGCAGCGGAACCCCGTCAACGATGATGAGACGGTCGGACGGGACGACGATGACATGCTGTTTCATGGAGAATATCCTTTCTGGCTAGAGTTTCATGATGAAGCACAGGGCATAGTAGGGTGGCAGGGTGCTGAGGGCCTGCGCCGTGAGCGTGTGGGTGTGCCCGCCGTCGGTGACGGTGTGCCCGTGTGCGGCGGTCGTGACAGCATGCGTGTGGCCGTTGTCGATGAGGCCGTGGCCATGTGTGTCCGAGCCGACGGCGTGGGCGTGGCCGGGGTCAGAGACGCCGTGAGCGTGTGCCCATGACGCGCCTGCATAGCCCGAGAGATTGCCAGTATCCCCGTTTGTACTTGCTTTGATGTGATTGTTTACAATTGTTCCATTTACGCCTGCATATTCAACAACTTGATGTAGATGGAGAGGTAAAGTATTTACGTCCAGCGTCGTGCCCTGAATGCCGATTCCGGTTCCAGCGGCACCTGTCCAAATGGAGAGGGCGGCGTTCTGGACGCCGATCCCGGTTGTTGCCTTGCCAGCCGTCCCTCCGGGCGCGGCGGTGCTGAGGCTGACGCCTGTTTTGGCGTTTCCGGCGGCGACGCTGGGGGTAGCCGTTGCCGTGCCTCCGGTTGCGCCGGGCTGATAGGCTTTCCCCGCCCCGAGGACGAAGCGGTCGGTCAGGTTGGGAGTGCCGTTGGTGCCGTCGCACAGCGCCCACCCTGTGGGGATGGTGCTTGCGGAGCCGGACCACATGCCGATGAAGCCGGAAGGGACGACTTCCTCAAGCCGGTTCAGGAGCTGCGGGAGTGCCATCAGCGCACCCCCCGGCGGCCCG